GCTTACTTGCTTTCCAAGCTTGATACTTAGCAATCAATTCAGGGCTTGGCTGGTCGTTAACAGGCTGCTGCTTGCTTTGCTTCCATGCCTGATACTTTTGCATCAACTCTTCGCTAGGCGCATCGTCTGCCATTGCCGGTTTAATCATGGCATTGCCTATATCACCGGCAAGCTTGGCATAGTTGCCCATAATGCGCTTCACGTAGTTTTGTGTTTCACGGTAAGGCGGTATGCCGCCGTACTTATCTACCGCGCCAGGACCGGCATTATAAGCAGCAAGTGCTAATTCAGGGCGCTTGTATTTATCAAGCTGTTGGCGCATATACTTAGCGCCTGCCATGACGTTTTGTTCAGGATCGAATATGTCAGTTACGCCTAACTCGCGCGCAGTGGCAGGCATCAACTGCATCAAGCCGCTCGCGCCTTTATTGCTCATAGCATTTTGCTTGCCGCCTGATTCCTGCCGCATTTGTGCGCGTAGCAGGTTGGCATCTAGGCCGTAAGTATCTGCCGCTTTTTGAATCAGGTTGTCATATGCCATTATTTGCCGCCTATTTCTTGCATGAACTGTTCCCAATCATCAGGCTTTTGCCATGATGATGATTGCTCGCCGGGCATAACTTTTTGCCCGGCAACATCAGCAACCGAAGCCATCATGCGATCAAGCTCTTTAGCTTGATTGGCTAACGCTTCATTTGATGTAACAACACCTTTCAAGCTGCGCGGGTCAGTGACTACGCTTTGCAATATTTGAAAATCAGGGCCATTTAAAACGCCTAAGTTGTAAGCTTCTTTTGCCTGTAACATCATATTATTGTATTTTGTCCCCATTCTTGCCCTTGAATCAGGCAACGCCGCATCTGTAAGTTTCCAGTTTTTTAATTCTGCCAGATATTCATTAATTGCATTATGCAAATTTTTAGCGCCAACAACTTGCTTTTGCTGTCCTTCTGGCAATTTATTTTGTGGCTGCTTAAGTCCTGTCAATGCGATCTTTTGCCTATCATTCTCAAGCCGTTTCATTCCTAAATTATAATTAAGCTCTTGGCCGCCGCGCTGTGTTTCATCCTTCATTTTTGCAATATCCATTGAATTTTTAGCCTGTAGCTGGGCGTTAGCGTCTGGAAATTGCATATCTAAGGCTTTATTAGCATCTGCTAGCTGCATCATCGATTGTTTTGCCCATTGTCTTAAAGAAAGCGTATCAGACGGCAATTGTGCAATGTTGTTTTGCGATTGCATATAGACACTTTCATCGATTAAGCCCATTTCTTTTAGTGAATTTAATCCGCCAATAATTTTTTCTTTGTTTAGCATGGGGTCATTTACATAGCCAGTAGAAAGCTGTAAAGAAGCGTCTAGCATCTTCTTTTTTCTTTCAAACTGTTTTAAGCCTGTTTCAGCTTCAGTTTTGGCAACATCGGCTTGATTCTTGGAGTAGTCCTGTGCTTCCTTGAACATGCCTTGCTGGTAAAGCGTATCAACCAGTTTTTCACGTGGCGTATTTGCTAGTGCTTCAGCGAGCTTATTTTGCTTTTCAATTGCTTGATCTTCTTGCCTTATTTTGCGACCAATAAGAAAAGAATTAAGGATATTATTAGTATCAACTGGCTGGCCTTGTAAGATAATATTAGGATTACTCATTATGCCATGAACCCCGCATTTTCAAGATTAGGGTAACGATTACCGCCGCCACCACCACCGCGCGGGATAGGCACTACGCCGCCACCGCCCCCGCCACCATACAAGCCAGCCATCATGCCAAAGGAGCTCCCAATAGAGCTTATGCCCTGATTCCATGCATTGCCTTGGCCTATTAACCCTGCCGCTCTACTGTCACCTTGACCGACAATATTTTGATTGCTCAATTGCATTTGATTCCCTAGCACGTTAGATGCCCCTGCGCCAAAGCTATTAGCATTACTTGCTATCTGCTGCGCGGCCTGCTGTCCTGAACCGCCTACACCTGACAGAAAGTTATACTTGTTTTGCCGGTTGATGTTGTAGCGGTTAAAGGCATCATTGTAAGTCTGGTCGGCTAGCCCTTGGCTAAAGCGTAAACCTTCTTTTAATGCACGGCCTGATTCCCTTAAGCCCATTGCTGAAAGCTGGTTGTTAAGCTGCTGGTTTCCTTGCTGCATCCTGAAGTTATAGCCGGGGTCTGCCCTGAAATCCTGTAAAGTAAAGTCTTTCATCAATGAGCCATAAGTCTTATTGACTGGCACTTTTCGGCTTTTATACATAGGCTGGTTGTTAGGTGCCTTGTTGTACATTTCCTCTTTGCTTTTCTTCCAGCGCTCATAAGCAGACTTAGCCAAGTTTGAGCCTTCATTCATGTTCAGGTTAATATTACTAACCTTTTTTTGCCAAGTCTTATACTCGGTAGTGCCAACTTTCGGCTTAGCCTTCATCAACTTGTCAAGCTGTACCTTATTATCAGATACCCAATTATTCCAGCTATATTCAAAAGGCTTTTTTTCCGCGCCGTATTGGTCATTAAAGTCATAAGCCGTATTGCCAAGCCCTAACATATAAGCCAGCCTGTTTTGAGCATTCAGGCCGATATTAGCAAATGGCCTTTGCATGGCATTCGCTTGATCGCGGGATTGCTTTAAATATTGAATCTGCTGGTTAGCAATCTTTTCATTGCTGGCATTAGCTTCACGCTGTGCGGCAATCTGAGCGTTTGCGGCATCACCTGCGGCATCTGCCGACATCATGGAGCCTGCCATGCTTGCTCCAGCAGCAACTACTCCGCCTACTATTGCTCCGAATGACATAATAAATACCTCTTATAAGCTAAATCTTGTTTATTTCCTGGCATACCTTGAACCTCATTAGGGTTTTCAACAACCTCAGAATAAACGGTAAATAAATCGGTTGAATTTGTTGGATTTGGGGTAAATTGATAAATAAGTACATCAGTATGTGCAAATACCCCATTTTTCTGCCCTGGCTCATTTCTAGATAAATAGGGAGCCGTAACAATCTTATTTTTATGCGCCCCAATTATTTCAAGAGTTCCATAAGCAACTATAAAATAACTGCTGATTTTATGCTTTACCCCCCCGACATAATGCCCTGCTGCAATAAATATTTCACGACAATAGATTCCTTCGGAAAAATGATGCTTAACAGGAAAATAAAGTGGCGGCATTGCTCCGCTCTCAATGTCATGCAGTAAAGCATCCTCTATTCTGTTAACTTTCGCTTCCTGAATAGCAAGCTTTCTTTCTTTCTTGGTAATCTTCATAAAGCCGTAAAATAAAGATTAGGATTGTTTGCCGGTATCGCCTGAACCGTATAAGTAAACTTGATTACATCGCCTGGGTTAACAGGGAATACAACAGTTGTGGCTAATGGCAATGGAATCGTTGTAGCGCCCCTGGTTAACGTTACGGCTGGCCCGATAGCGGTAACAGGGTTGATAAGTACCGTGCCTTGATCACTAACCTTAATTGATACGTTAATCACAGAGCCGACTGAGCCGGTCGGATAAGGCAATAACTGGAATGGCGCTGTAGATGGCTTTAGGGCGCTAATAAACTCAGTAGTGCCAGTACCGTCAGAATTAACCAATTTCGCCGTAGATTTAAGCTTGTAGCTCATGAATAGCCCTTGTTTATCTCAAGCTCTATGCCCTGCAAGACTACCTTCACCGGGTCCGCAATATACAATTCCCAGACGCGGTTACGCCCCATGCCAAGCATGTTAAACTTGCACCGTTTGCCATATTCACCGATAGAGCCTATCGTACCTTCCCGCCAGCTTGACCATGTGTGGCCTGAATCGTTAGACCATCTAAGTTTAAGCTTAGGGTTGCTTCCTTGGCCTGTGGTGAGTCCAACGCCGGTCTCCATATACACAATCAGTTCATTAAAGAACATCAGCTTTTGTGTATCCTGAATTACTGGCGTTTTACGTATGCGTGGAATCTCGTCACCGTTATCAGTGTAAACATCCAGCGAAAGCCGATAAACATTGCCGCTTAAGCTGTCGCCTACAAGATGCTCGCTGGAATAGCAAAGGCATGAGCCGCGCCATGCTAACAAATCGCCGGTTTCGCTTTCGCGGTAATTACGGGTATGCCAAGCCTTTGACGTTACATCATAGCAAAAGGTAGCATTGCTGCTGGGGAATTGCAGGATGTAGAACATGTGGCCTTCCTGCTGATAGACGATGGAAAAAGCATCATCAACAAAAGGCAATGCAGCAATACGTTCCTCAATTTCATGCGTAGAAACTCTTATAGGCGTATAGCCTTCCATCATCCAGACGACACCGTTTCCGGTATTGTCTGCACCTAGCCAAAGCACTGAATTAAATGTCCTGCCGGTTGACCTGGGGGCAATAATGCCTTGGTCTAACACCGCGTTAGCATTACGCTCTAATGGGAAATCAACGTTGCCGGTAAAAGTCCAGAATTCAATAGAGCGGTAACCAAAGATAACCAACTCATTCTGGTATATTTCAATACCCGCGTTAAAGTCCGGCCTACCTTCCGCCGTGGCAAAGTCTAAAGCATTCCATGTGCCGGGCGTGGCTTTGGCTGCTACGTTGAATTGTTGGCTGTTTTCAGCAATGACAATAAAATAACCGTTCAGATACTTAATATCAATCGGATTGTTTGGAAATCCGCCGCCTGAAATAACCGTCATGGTGTTGGTGGCTATGGTGTAGTTATAGCCGTTAACACCATCGACAAACAGGATATTCGTGCCACTAGAGATAAACTTGACCGTGCCAAAGCTGGTGTTAATCGTATTGATTAAGGTAACAACATTATCAACCGTGCGCTTATAAAAGCCATTGCCAGCCACCCAATAGCTTGTTGAGTCGTCAGAATAACAGCCGCGCACTGGACTTTGAGGCAAGGTAAAAGCCAGTTCCAGCCCTGGTGTTCCGATCAGGATAGGCTTTCCTTCTGCGGTTATTTCAAGGTAAAGATTGACTGAATCGCCAGAATTGGCGTTAATCGAGCGTCCCTGCCCGATAACTCCGGAAAAAGGCAGTTCAATTCTCATCGGTAGCCGTAAACAACGTTTTGAAGATCGGATGGGAGATTCATTTCATCAATTCTTAAATTGTTAACCTTAAGAATTTTTCTTGCCCTGATGGCCTGCCTTGATAGCTCAGCTGGGACTTCCTTAACGCCTAACAATAACATTTCGGCAAGCGACAGCTCTAGCGCTGCTTGATAGCCCTTATCGATATTAACGTCAGTGGTTAAGTCAGCAAAGCTAGGTAATGTGCTATTGATCTGTAAATGCAATTCCATTGCAGTTGGAACAGGAAAAAAGTAAAGCCTGCCGATAGGCGATGCTGAATCAAAATAAACCACATTAGGGATTCCAGTTGTGGTCTTAGCCTGAATCAGGTTGTATTGTGATTCTGAAATAATAGAGAGCGGATAATCATTACCGCTTGTCCTGAAAAAACTTGTGTTCAGTATCGTATTAGGTACTGATACATTAATAGTTTGGCTTGTTCCGATAGTAACCGGATTGCCAGTGACGGTCTGCACAATCTCAGTAATACTGGGAATGTACAGGCCGTCTATCTGCCACGAATCAATTAACGAATTGAGCCGACCTAATGCGTAAATGCTGTACGTTCCTTCCATTGTGTCGCCAATGGCTTGAATCCCCGCCATGATAGCGGCATTATTGATTAAGTCGGCTGCTTTCATTAAGTTGCTGATTCGTTGTTAGTTGGAATAATAGCCCAATCCACCAAAGTTGCAGCCGTGGCGTTAGCTGGGCCAAAGATGGTGAAAGAGCCAGCCGCAGGGACTATGCGTAAAACGCTGGTAAAAGTGGTGTCTGCCGTGCTTTGTGATACTGCCGCCCAGATTTTGCTGTTAGCATCAACTAAGGTGTTAGTAATCACAACGCTCGAAGCGCCAGCCGCTACCGCCGCTTTGCCTGAAGTCACGTTAGCCGTTACTGCGCCAGAGGTTGTGCTGGCTGCGGTTGACGCAACAGCAAAGTTCTGGGCAATCAGGCTTGATTCAGTGCTGGAAGGCAGGTTAACCACAGTTCCAGCCGCATAACCCATATAAGGTCTGTTTAATAATACTGCCATGTTATAGCCCCCTACTAGGTTGTATAAATCAAAGTTGACAATTCAGGATAAGTCGCCGCCCATCCGAACAACACGTCAAAACGAGTGTTCAGAACGTCTGTTTTGCCATCGTAATACTCAGTGACTTTGACGGTAAAACCATCTTCGGTCATCTGGGTTACTTTAGCTCCGGCATTGCTTGGCGGGGTAAACATAGGCACCATTGCCAAAGTAAACGCGTCCTTATGACACAGCACGTTAGCAGCATAGCTTGTGCTTGCTGCGCCCAAAATAACATAAGGCGAGCCGGTTGTCGGGCTTGCGGTTACGTTTTGGAAAGCGCCTGAAGTCACAATGGCTGGAGCAATGTTAATTGTGGTTGCGCCAACTAAAGCGTCTGCGGTAACGGTGAATTGCGCTAACTGACCAGTGCTGACACGAGTCTGCGGGTTAACAGCAAATACACCGGGCAATGTAATCTTAGTGCCACGGGTTAAGGTTCCGCCAGCAATTGCAACAACTGTGATGGCTGAGCCGGTTTGACCTGCACCGTTGATGTTGGTTGCAGTAGCCGCGCCGTTAGTATGCGTGTCTACGTTTTGATCAACATCATAAGTCAACCGCAAGCTTGGAACAGGAATGCCGGTTGTGAATTGCTTGCTTATCTTTTCAGACGAGTTAAACAATCCAGCCATACCCTGAATCAATTGACCGTTTGCGCGTGGCGCTAAGGTCAACATTCTGCGGCCATCCTGAACCGGCGCGCCCATTTCATCCAACCTTGCGTTGGCATCGGTCAAAACCTGAAGGGCTGCTGCTTGCGTGGCAATCGAAGCGCCTGTCGGGTTCATGACGTTGTAACTGGCATTACGGGCAAGGTTCAAGCCTTGGCGATCAATCTCATTAGCAACGGCAATGGCTGCTGCATACAAAGATTCATCGTAATCCACGTTATTTAACGTGCGGTCAAGACTGGTATTCCATAAATCCGCGCCACCTTGAGACAAGGTTAATGGCACAGTAGAAAGCACAGTATCTTGAGGAACAGCGTCACGACCTGCCCGGTAAGTATAACGGGGTGGCTTTTTGATATTGATGGTTTGCCCTGGCGCATAGCCACGGCTCATGTTGCCGGAAAATTCGGCCTCATATTGTCTGTTGGCTTTAGATGCAAAGGTGGTATTATTTTTTAATACCGCCAGCACCTCACGAGCAACAATCGTGCTATTTGGGAATGAATTAGCCATTTTAGTTTACTCATCTTCTCGCCCATAACGCCCCCTGTTTAGCTCTGTAAGCTTCATATTGGGCTTGCGTCATATTAGCAAGATTAGGTTTAGAAACAGTGCCGCCCTTGACTGTATCAACGGGCTTAGCGTCCTTTTTAGGCTTACTGTCTATCCTATCCTCAAGTTTTGCCATCTCTGCGGCTTGCCTTATCGGGCTTTTGATCTTGGCGATACGCTCCTGTTCATCAGGATTAACGCTTAGATATGCCAAAATTTTAGCGCCTTTGTTACTTTCCATTACAAATTCATTCATAACTTCAGTAAAAGGCAAACTTAACAGTGAATCACGATCAAATTCTGGAAATTCTTCCGCTGCTTCAATAAGTTCTTCGGCCTTTTCCTGCATTGCCTGCTCGTATTCAACTTGCAGCTTTGCATTTTCCTCTTTGCTTTTTAGGGCATCGCGGTAAGCAATACGGGCGTCGATATACTCATCTTCGTTCTGGTAATGCTCGCGCTTTGGAGGTGGAATCTCCTTCACTTCTCTTTGCACTTGCTGAGCCTGTAGATCTGCCATAATCTTTTGGCGGGTCTTACGCTCGGCAATGGCCGCGGCCTTCTTAGCCGCTTTCCTGATTCGTTCATCAAACTCTTCTTGAGTCAGGCTTAGTAGAGCCTGCTCCTCCACCTCGGCTTCGCCTTCGGTTTCGGTTGTTTCCGGTTCGTCAGTTTCCGGCGCTGTGGTTTCAGCTTCAATGGCTGGCTGTTCAATTTGTTGTGTGTTTTCCATTTTTCACCTAATGATTAACAGGTTATTCGTACCTGGGACGGAATATAAACTGTGGGTTTATAATATGATTAATTATATACCACAATTATAATAATTCTGCAATTATTCGAATAATCGCATCTTCTTCAAGCTGTAGCTCGACACGCTCAAGGTAATTCAACAACATTTGCTCATAATGCTGTTCATATCTATCTATAGATCGGCTGTTTTTATACCGAATAACGGTATTTTTTTGCTCTTGTTCAACCTGTTTGGCATTCGTCTGCTTTTCCTGCTCTTTAGGCTTTTTAAGCGTTAGTTTTGGCCTTTGGTTACGCTGCTTTTCTACTGAATCCCTAATATCTTTATGGGAGTATGATTTCCTGTGAAAAGAAACTCCGCCACCAATATTTACACTTATCTCTATGCCAAGGATAAGAAATGAAATGTCGGGATTATTAAAACTCTGTATGCCGCCTATGCTTCCTGTTCCAGAAAACGCTGTTAAATTAGATAAATCATTATTATTAAAAGAATTGACAATGCAATTAACAGGCTGGAACCCAGATATAAAAGAAGTGTCGTTTTTGTTTAATGCCTGGATAATACCAGTTGCCGCCTGTGTACCAGACAATGAACTAATATCGACATTATTCCTTGATTGTATTGACCCTGTTGCTGTTTGTGCGCTAGTTAATGCGCTTAAATCATTATTGTTTAATGATAATACCGCCCCTGTTGTAGTGCTTCCTGATGTGCCTTGGATTAAGCTGGAGTCATTATTATTAGTGGATGAAATTAACCCTGATGCAGTTTGAGTTCCAACTAAATTAGACTGGTCATTGCTATTCCGGCTTGATATTGCACCTGATGCAGGCTGGACACCCGACAATGATGAGCTATCGTTATTGTTCCTTGATGAAACCGATCCACCAATAATGGCTTGACCAGTCAATGATGACAAGTCATTTGTATTACGGCTTGATAAAATCCCTGTTGCAGCTTGCCCACCGCTTAATTGGCTGCTGTCGCTTTGGTTTAAGCTTTGGATAGCCCCCGATGCAGCTTGAACGCCATTAAGCTGGCTCCTGTCCGACTGATTCCGGCTGGTAACTAAGCCGCTGGCAGATTGGATTCCGGTAAGGCTTGACCTATCGCTTTGGTTAATCGATGCAATGCTTCCGGTATTGCCGCCTGCTGCCGGAAATAAGGCAATATCTTTGTCAAAAGCGCCTTGAACGTTAAACGTGGAGTCAAAAAATTGACTAAACTCATAAGCACGCCTGCCAAGCCGTCTTTTCTGTGGCAATGCGTTTTTGGCGATATTCGTTACTGGCGCTTCGGCTGCCGCCTGTACCTCATAAGCAATCCAGGCAATTAATCCGCTTGTATCGGTTTCCCCAATAGTAAAAGCGCCAGCGCCTAAAGGCTGTGTTGTTGGTCGTATAAATGTGGCTGTATAAATTCCGGCTTGATGATAAGTTTGCTCTAACGTATTGTTTGCGATTGCCGCAAAGCTATTGGTTGCGTTCCAGTCTCCAGCAACCATAGCCATCATTGAGCCGGTACTGGTTGGCGTAATGGCTTGGCTTATGTCTGTACCGCTAACACCTGAGAATACATTACCTGCCGGAATTGGTGTCGTTGCATGTGCTCCGGTATAGACGTCCAGGCCTAAAGCTGATTTAGTCAAGCCTGATGATGTTACCGTTACTGTTATATTTCCAGCAGTGGCAACTTTTGCCCACCATGCCGAAGCCTTACAGTCATTGGCTGTATTGGTCTGGGCAATTAAATTCCAGGTTAAAGCGGCGCCTGTATTAGCGATACTAAGCGTGCCAGCTCTACTATTATCTTCACTAATATAGCGAACAACTACAACATCATTAACGGACGTCGATCTAGAAGCGCTAGTTATCGTTAACGAGTCTGTACTTTGCTGAACAAATGTTGATGATAGTGTTAATGCCATAAAAAAAGCCGCGCAGGGTTAACTAAACGCGGCCTATTTCTCCTTTTTCTGTCATTATGGCATTGAATAAACGATGCAATAACCAACTCCGCCAACGCCACCAGCGCCACCAACACCAGGGTTCATGCCACAGCCACCGCCGCCACCTCCGCCGCCGCCAACTGCGCCAGCGCCTCCTGCTGCTCCTGCGGTTGAAGCTGTAACAGTCGTGCCGCCACCACCACCTCCATCTCCGCCACGTGATGAATTAGCTGCCGTTCCTACGCCTCCCGCCGTGGGAGTAGCACCATCCGTACCCACGGCTCCACCTGAACCGCCAACATAAGTACCTGACCTGCCGCCAGCACCGCCAGCAACAGTAGCAGGGGTTGCGCTGTGAGAGCCTCCAGCTCCACCGCCCCCACCGCCTCGAAGCGATGATCCGCCCGCCGAACCAGCAACTGGTGTGGCTGCAATACCGGCACCTGCACCGCCACCGTTTTCGCTGTTAATGTTAGTGGCTACTGCCACGCTTCCAGTGACGCCATTGCCGCCAACTCCATTATTGGCCGCCGTTGGCAAGCC